ATTATAGGACCTTGAACCTCTATCCCTGCCCAACGTAGCCAGCCCAAGTCATACATAGAATTATGCATGACCTTCTCAATGTTTGGTGTAGCTAACTGCTTCTTCAGCCAGTTGATCACAAGTCTTTCCGGTAGGTTGCCGGACTTGTGCCGCACAGGAAAGTAACCAACAAAATCACCAGCCGCCACAGCGTAGCCTATGACATAACCGTCATCACGACACCAGCCGGGGCCGAGTCTTGTCAAATTTGGGTCACATGTCTCCAAGTCAATAGCTATGCGGTCATACTTTGTAAGGTCAGGGAACGACGATGGCGGCACCCATGTGTCCTCAAAGTCAAATAGATCAGCTTTCATCTGTTGATACCTCGCCGCCACAAGCCATGTATCCACAAGCGTCTACCCAATTGTCTGCATGCTGTGGGTTTGATGCTATACGCGCTATCTTCAATAATGTCATTTTTATGGCACAGTCTGCGCCGATAGGAAGATCATCCGGCTTGATGCTATCCCACCAATACCAGACGGTTTCAATGTTCTTGAAGTTGTCTTCCATCTCGCCATGCTGCGATGCGCGATCCTGTGTGACATAGCCCTTGGCTGTGTCAAGTACGTCTGCTCTTTTCATAACTGAAATCCGTATTGTGATTGTGACTCTACAATATGCAGAGCCTTCTTAGCACGAGTAAGCCCAACATAAAACGTCCGTATCTCGGACGCCTGATCGGTGCTTTCAGCGCATGCTCGTGATGAATCTAGAAGTAGGGCGACGTTATCCGCCTCGCCACCTTTGGCTTTGTGTATCGTCGATATCCGAATCCTCGGCTTGCCCGATAAGATAGACTCTCCCATCCGACGTACAGAAGTAATGTAAATCCGCTCCTTGTCCGATACTTTCAGGACTTCGTGCCACGGTGTCTGCTCTGTCGCGCTCAACTCGCACAGGTTCTGTATATCTGTGAGCGTGTAAGTTACTTCTGGGTTTAGGTTTGCAAGGCTTTTCCTGCCAGCTTTGGTAATAACGGTTGAGTTTAACTGTGTTGATAAGCTCTTCAGTTCCGATGCGGACAGTTGTTTGTTCTTGCATAGTCTAAGCCATACCTCAATTCCTGTTAAAACATTGGGCGATATGGACCAACCGGATCCTTCGCGCCAATACAGGAACCCTTGTTCTTTGAGGTCATTTGCGATTCTGTTGGCGATAAAGTTTGTACGAGCAAGGATTAGCCACTCACCAGTTGTAATGTCCACATCTAGGATATCACGATGCCAGACAACTGTCCCGGTTTTATCGGTGGGTGACCACACTTTTTTCTGTCGTATATCTATTTGTTTTACAAGGGAATCTGCTAAATTATACACTGCCGTGGGAAGCCTGTATGACTTATCTAATACTATTTTATTTTCTGATGAACGCAGGAAATCTCTCACATCCACACCCATCCACGAGTAGATACATTGATCGTCATCACCTGCATAATAGATGCGCTTGGCCTTGGTCTTTAACACCTCGTGCACCATTCGCCACTGCATAGGTACAAGGTCCTGCGCTTCGTCTACAATCAGGACATCTAACGTCGGACCTTGGCCCTCGGCTACAAACTGTTCTATCATGTCAACAAAATCTAGCTTGTTTGTTTCCTTCTTGTAGTCATTCACCACCTGATCCACTAGCTTGAGTTGCTGGTAGTGCAACCTGCGATCTGCCGTAGCGGAAAACTGATCTTCAAGTGTGCGACCAGTAACTCTCGCCATTTGTATCATTGACAAATACGCATCACCGCCACGCCCCGGCGTAAACAATATCCCATCAGACATGTTGACCGATGCATTAGCAGAAAACTCAAGACCCAGATACTTTGCTATCTTTGTATAGTCGGATCCCTTCAACACCTTTTGACTGTTCAAGCCCAAACAGTTGAACGCCAACGAATGTAGTGTACGAAACCAAACCATCTGCTGTGCGTCCATGTTTAGCTTTTCGGCTGCACGGTTACGCGCTTCTTCTGCGGCCTTCCGACTGAACGACACAAACGCAATCCTGTCCGGCGGTGTGCCGCGAGACAGTTCGTCTTCCACGATTGATATGAGTCTGGTTGTCTTGCCTGTACCGGGCGGTCCAAAGATTGTTGTTTCCATTAAAATGGCACCTCGTTTTCTCCGACATCGATCCTTGGAGCTTGAACCTCGGCCCCAAAACATGGAACCCACCAGACACGCATGGGTTTGGTGTCGCCCTTGGTTGTGTTGAACCGTTTCTGCCCATTGGCTGTACCGTCAATATTTAATTCTTTCAGCCGCTCCTGTATCTGACCACGGCTGTAACTATCAAACTTGTGGTTGCGTAGATACTTAATCAATGCTTCAAGCTTGAAGAATGTCTTGCCCTCTTCATCATCAGTATATGGCTTGCCCAGTGCTAGTTCTTCGGCTGACTGCGCTTGCACCCTGCCATCACAGAATGCTTCAAGCAGGTCCATGAACTGACCTTTGTATGTTAATTCTTCCGGCACTTCGATCTCACTCATGTCTTCCATCATCATGGATACAATGACCTGCCAATCAGCCACCTTCATCATTGGTGGCATGATGTGTATCTGTTCCATGCATGCTTTTTGAAAGCGTTGTGGTGTCTGTAGGTCATCTGTCGTTAGCTCGACTCGCTTACCACCCACATCACAAAACCACACGGGCGGCTCTGATTTGACAACACACAGACCCGTGACCTCTACGTTTGTTATGTTGGATCCGATGCCAAACTTTTTTGTCTTGCACAGACTCTTGTTGCAAAAGGATTTGAGCGGCTCCTGATCACACGGAAAGCCATACTCCTTCTTCTCATGCTGCTGCTGTATGGTAACAATCTCCGTAGCTGGTAGCGGCGGAGTGCAATACTTCATGTTGATTTCTTCTAGCCGTTGCCGCCAGTTGTCTGGCTGTTCCTTTTTACAGGCAACTGCTGCTGCAAACATAACTGTGTTGCGTGTGCCCTCTGGAATCCCCTGCCCAAACATACAGTTCAGGCAGGGGGACCACTCAACGAACTCGTCAACCTGTTCACCAAATGTCAAACCAACAAAAACATTTGGGTCTACAGATCGGGCAGAGACGAGTTCAAGGAATCTTTCTAACGATGCTGGCTCACCGTCTTCGTCAATCGCGAAACGGAGCGTCTGTTCCGAATCAAAGTACGGAAGGTTAATAAAGTTGCCAACATCACCACGCTCGACAAGAATCTGTTCTTGCTTCGGGAATATTTCGCAGCCACCGTACCCAAGATAGGCAGCAATCTCTGATGCTTTGTCACGCAACTCTCCTGCGCTGATCCAATCATTGAAGAAAAAGAATATGTGAGCACCGCCGGACTTGCTCCTGCATACAACGCAAGGCACTTCCATGTCGCGCAGCTTCTTGTCTATTGCCACCAGATCCAAAGGATACTGATCAATATCAAGAGCGCCAAATTTGCACTTGTTGTGCTCGTTAATAGGAATAGATCCAACACCGTTCAACCCCTGTAAGTGTTCACGAATTAAATCTAATGTTAGTGGCTTTCTTACGATGTACGATTTAGCTTTCTGTTTACCAGCCCTTCGTTCATCAGATATCTGTGTCTGTCCATGTGCTGCGTCAAAGCCCTCAAACGCAGCCATGAACCGTTCGTCTATGTTCATTGGATCGCCCCATGTTGGTTTAGAGCGGGGGTGGTTGATTAGCAAACTCAGGTCAGAGTGCGACCTGTCGCGGGACCAATCAACCTTGTACGCAGCCCCCGGCTACGCCCAAACCACCCGCGATCAAAACGGTATTTCATCTCCTTCATCTGATGAGGACTGACTCATCTCTTCAGCCGTGCCTGCGGCTGTCTTAATCTCGCCCTTCTTAAACTGGTTATACAAGTCACGAGCCTGCACCAAGATCTCGCTAGACACTTCCTTCACATCGCCCTGCGCTATTTGGTAGTTGAACCACGAACCTTTGTCGTTGCTCTCCTGCACAGAGGTCAGCTTCCAGACAGTTGCCCACATCGGTGGCGTAAACAAACCTTTTTCTGGGTGCACCAGCTTCATACCAGCACGTCTGGTATTCCACTGCTTGGCAATCTTCATCTGGGTCTTCTTCATATCACAGATCATTTGCTGCGGTATGCCGTCATCACCGAAAGCCAACACCAAGAACTGCGCTGACCGCACAAGCTCATTACCGGACGGAAGCATCTCGTTAGCACCATTACGCTCAGTGCTACGGATATCAGGACTATTCGGGTCCAACTCACCCATGAAGCCACCACCATTTTCGCGTAGCTGGAACTCCAGATATTTCATCTGGTACGCGCAAGGGATCACATTGACCCCCTCTTCTGAGTCCCAGAACTGACCCGTCACCGTATTAAACAAGTCACCACCCGAAGCACCTTTGATGTACTTAGAGTCCTGCTTGTTCAACTGCGGAGACAACGGTTGCAGAATACGCAGAAATGGGATCTGCATATCTTCTGCACCTACATTCTCAAGACCTTCACCTGCACTCGCGTACAAGTCATCCATTACATTTGCCACTGCCGTGGACTTTTTTTCTACTACTGCTGTATCAGGCATCTTCTTCCTAGCTCCTGCTA